CGTTAGCCCCAGGGAGGCGCTCGTGCGGCTCGTGAGCGTGTCCCAGCCATCGTGGCGGTATGGGGAGTGGGTCATCGACACGACGGTCGTCTTCGAGGCCGTTGAGGGTGTCTGGCGTGACACCACGACAATCGAGACCCAACTGGATGACCTGTCTCGACTCGCCGGTGGTGCGGCCCCGATCTCCGATGTCGTCCTGAAGCTCAAGCCGACCGCCAACACGGTCACCATCAAGGACGTGACCTCCGGCACCAGCCTCACCTGGCGGGGCACCATGGAGTCCGACCAGAGACTCCTCATCGATGTCGGCAAGTACTCCGCCTGGCGGCAGGTGTCCGAGCGCTGGTACCCGATCAATGGGGCATTCAATGCGTCCGCCGAGATCAGCATGTCCCCCGAGGGGCTCCAGCTCACCCCCAACCATGAGGGCAAGATCGTCCTCCAGGTCACCGGGACCACGGGGGCTATCCAGGCGAGGAGGGCCTACTGATGCGCCGCGACTACTTCCCCGGCATGCAGCTGCGCGCCGTCGCCTACGAGGTGCAGGGTGCCCGCATTGGTGTCGTCCCTGACATCTTGGAGATGACGGTCACTACGCCGCGCGGTAAGACCCCCACTCTGTCCATGTCCTACGCTCCAGGCCCTAACGCCATCCGGGGTAGCGTCCTCGAACGTGAGGTTGAGGTGGCTGTGGAGGCCACCTTCAACGGCGCGGACTGGGAAGAGCTTCCCGACGCCCGGTTCATCACCCAGAAGACTGAGCACAACCTTGTCTCCGACGGCACCGACTCCCGCAAGGTGCAGGCCATCCACATCAGCGACTACCTGAAGGAAGCTCTTGTCTGGTCCGTCCCTATCGAGTCGAAGGACAAGGACGGAAAGTTCAAGTTCCTGTCCCGCAACGCGGGGGTAATCATCAGCACAGTCTGGCAGAATGCCGTCAAGCGCGGCTGGGGCGCGGGCCTCACCCTGGACGCCAACACCGTGAAGGACTCCGCCAATCAGGACTGGGCGAAGATCGTCACCCTCTACTTCGACCCCACGATCAGCCTCCTCCAGATCGTAGACTCCCTCCGTGACCTCGGCATGATCGATACGGTGTGGCAGGGCCGCACCCTGAAGCTCTACAACGCCGACACCACGCAGGCAAGGGACCTCACTTCATCGAAGCGGTGGCCCCTCGCAACCACCCTCACTGGCGCACCCGAGGTAGCCACCTGGGCGGACATGTGCACCGACGTCCTTGTGAAGGGCGAGGCCGGGAGGACCTGGCTCATCCACAACGACCTGGCCCCCCGCAGCATGCGCCGCGTCGAGAAGGTCGTGGAGGCAGGTGGCGTGGAGCTCGAATCCACGGCCCGCATGGTCGCCGAGGCTACCCTCAAGTCCGGGGCGCACGTGAGCGAGGAGATCAAACGCGAGTGGGCCGCCACCGATGTACACCTCCTCCCGTGGGTTGACTACCGGCTCGGCGACTGGATCATGGTGGAGCGCGCCGAGGGCATGGAGCGCCTGCAGGTCGCCCAGATCAGCGTCACCCAGAAGGACGGCATGGTCGTCGGCCACACCACCTTCGGGACCGTCTTGGATAGCCTCCTGGGGCGCCTTACGAAGCGCACGAAGGGCATCGTGGGTCTCGCCTCCACGTCGGGTAGCGGTGTGCGCCCCTCGACTCCGGCATCCAAGTATTGGCCGCTCCCTCCGCAGGGGCTGGTCGGCTCTAGTCGCGCCGTCACCAACTCAGAGGGGTGGGTGCGCGCCCTCGTGGACCTCCAGTGGGGGCGCGTCGAGACCGACACCCTCGGCAATGCTGTCGATGTGGTCTCCTATGAGGTCGCATGGCAGCTGTCCATGTTCGGGACAAGCGTCGCGGGCTCCATGGTTATACGCGGCGCCGACACGACGAAGGCCACCGTGGGCCCCCTGCTCCCGGGGACGGAGTACCGATTCTCGGTGCGAGCTCAGAGCGCTAACGCCACTGGTGCTTGGTCGCAGCCGTTGATCTTGACTACCGAGTCCGACAGGGAGCCGCCGCCAGTCCCTTCTCGCCCGGTCCTGTCACAGTCTCTCGGCGTGCTCCAGGTATGGTGGGACTACGCGGGCCAGAACGGACAGAACATGCCTGCCGACTTCGCTGGCGTTGAGGTGTCTGTGCAGCACCCTGGGCGCCCTCCGGCGAAGTTCGCGGACATGATTACCCCCATGCAGCGCACCTCCATTGCGGGCCTGGAGATCAGGGACTACGAGGTGTGCCTGCGCGCCTACGACCGGGCCGGTAACAAGTCCGAGTGGGGCCCTAAGGCGACCATCACTCTCGAGCAGTCCATTGACACGAACGCGATCGTCCGCTCAGTCGAAGAGAAGATCGCAGCCAGTGACGTGCTTCAGCGCGCCGCCCGGGCCGAGGCCCTGAAGGAGACGCAGAAGCTCTCCGAGGCCATGACGCAGGTTGCGGTATCCTTGGTGGAGACAGGCCCATACCCGCCAGACAAGGGCGTGGTCGACAAGTCGCAGTGGGTGTCCCCGGATGCTCGCGTGTTCACGTTGAGGAAGAAGGGAGACTGATATGCCATATTGGGGGAATGTTTGGAAGGATGGCCCGGATGGGCGCACGCCCATTACGGCGGAGAAGCTCACGAAGATGGAGGATGGTATCACCTCTGCGCAGTTGGAGGCGGAGAGGGCGTCTGAGTCCGCGGGCGTGGCTCGCGGGGCACTTCAGAGCGTCAACAACTCCTACCTGTCTATCGTGGATGCGATTGTCCCCATTGGAGCGGTACTCCCCTTCTATGGGTCTCGGCCGCCGAAGAACTGGCTCTTGTGCTACGGGCAGGAGGTGAGCCGCACCGAGTACAAGGCGCTGTTTGACGCGATCGGGACCGTCGCCGGTAGTGGCAATGGGTCCACCACGTTCAACATCCCCGACCTCAAGGGTAAGGTTATCTACGGCCAGGGGAGCACGGATGCGCTTGTCACTGGCTCGACCGTCGGCGAGACCCACCACACGCTCACCGTGAACGAGATGCCGTCTCACGGGCACGAAATCGTTGACTCCGACAACCATAACTCAAACTGGCGGGCCGGTAAAGCGAATACCGACATTGGTTGGAATGACGCCTCCGGTAATGGCTACACCTACGCCATGTCCACAGGCACAACAGTGGCTGATCGTCGCCCCTACGCGAAGAACGTGGGGGGCGGCCAGCCATTCCCCATCCGCCCCCGCGGTTCGGTCGCCTCCATGATTATCCGCGCGAAGTGAGGTGAACTGTGGCCGAGATTAAGGACGAGTACATCCAGTGGCCTGGACCGGCCACGTTTCCTGCCGAGACCACGTTCCCGGCTTATGACCGCTCCGCCGACGGGAACACGACCGTCCACTCCCACAAGGGCTGGGAGTGGGTTGAGTCCGACAACCCGTTCCAGAAGGCTGCCGCCTCGCTCGCACAGTCCACGATCGAAGCATCCATTCGCCGCATGCGCACCGCCTTCGGCAAGGTCTTCTATCAGAAGGGGAACTCCACCGATAAGCCCGACTTCCCGGGGGAGACCTATGGCGACACGGCTCGCATTCAGGACCCCTCCACACTCGATATCGTGGCGGAGTGGAAGTGGAACGGCTCCGACTGGGAGCGCGCCCGCGTCTCCGGTGAGCAGATCAGCAACCTCGACGTGGGGCGCCTGACCGCCGGCTCAGCGGCCATCAACGACCTCGCAGCTAGGCGCATTGCTGGAGACATCGGCAAGTTCCTCCAGCTCACCACAGACCAGCTTACTGTCACCGGTAATGCGTCATTCGTTGACCTCACGGCGAAGCACGTCTGGACGCGTATCATCAACGCCCGCAGTGGCGAGTTCGAGAAGATCAAGGCGGGGATGCTGGCCGCCAACTCGGTGACGGCAGACAATCTGCGCGCCGGGGCCATTGACGGCCAAGTCATCACGGGCGCATCCATCCAAACGGACCTCCATAACAATCGTGGGTTGAAGATTGACAACAATGGGATGCGCGCCTACTCCCCCAGTGGGTGGAAGTCGCTTGATATTAACGCCCACACTGGTGAAATCTCCATCAGCGGCAGGATTGGGCGTCGAGACTCGTGGTCTGAGTGCTACTTCAACGACCTAGTATGGGCGCAGACTGGTACCGATGTCGCTCGGTCTGGGGCGAAGATTGGGTGCGGTCTGGCGTTCAACTCCCTGGAGGATGACTGGGATGATGGCGCACTCTTCATTCAGAAGGACACCAATACTGGCGAGCCCTCGATCACTCTTCAGTCGGCCGCCAGGAAGGGCGCCAACTCCAGGCCGTCCTTCATTCTGGGCACTCAGCAGGTGTCGATCACTGTTGGACCTAATGGCGACTGGGGGTCGCTGGCTATCGGTAAGTACGGCTTCACATCTAAAGTCAACTCTTCGTCACTTGACTTCGGCGATTCTGGGATCGCATACCGGAAGACCAGTGACGGCGGCCATGCTTACTTCGGCGTGGGGCGGGACTGGGCAACCCTGACCACCCTGGGCAACAAGAACTCCGGTATGTGGGTGAACAACCACGCCACCATCTTGGCGTGGCGCAAGTATCCGCAGATTTGGTTAGACAACGACGGAATCCACATGAACCCCGAAAAGAAGTTCACGATGCGGGTTCCGAAGCTCACCAAGGAGCGCGGCGGCCTGTGGCTGTCCCACGCCTGTACCGAGTCCCCCTACGACGGTGTTGAGTACTGGGAGAATCTCACCCTCGACGGGCAGGGGAGGGCAAGGTGGGAGCTCCCCAACTACGTGCCGAGGATCGCCTCCCCGGTCGCGCCGTGGGTCGTATTCGCCTCGGGCACAGCCTCTGCCGAGATCGACCGCAGTGACCCGGACCTGTGGGCTGTTACCGTAACGGGTGAGCCTGGGGCGCGCGTGGACGTCCTCGTCAAGGGTGCCCGCATGGTCAACACCGGTGAGGACGATGCTGACGGCGAGCCGATCATGAAGGACAACGCCCGTAAGACCAACTGGGAGCTAGGCCCGCCGGGAGGGGGCGAGAACACCGGAGGCGTCTCCGATGACATGACTCTGCCCGGCACGTATTATGGTCCTGCCACTAAACCAGAAGATTGGAGAGACACCGATGGGGCCGCAGAGTAGTCAGGTAGACGCACTCGCCGTGATTGACGCATTGACACTGGAGGTTGCTGCACTCACGAAGCGCGCGGTGATCGCCGAAGCGAGGGTGATTGACCTCGAGAACAAGATGAAGGAGAGTAAATGACGGTTCAGTCTGTGGCGGCGCGCATCGCCCGCCGAATCTGCGATCAGGAGAACGTCGGGTACAGCCAGCCCGACCGCCGCACCTGGTACGCCAACGCCGACTGGGAGGGGCACGTCTCCTCGCCCCAGAGCGCGGACTGCTCCAGCCTTGTGTGCGGCGCGATCTGCTACGGCATCCACGACACCTACGGAGCTGCCTGGGGGCACGCCGCCCTGCCGGAGATCAATGACCACTGGACGGGCAATATGCGCCCCGGCCTGGAGGCTAGGGGATTCAATGAGGTCCCGTGGAACGACTCGGACCTCACCCCTCAGGGCGGGTTCCGTGTCGGTGACGTGATCCTCTCTGCTGCGAACGAGGGCGGTCGGGGCCACGTGGTCATCGCCGTTGAGGATGGTGGCGACCCTCTCGTTTCTGAGGCTTGGATCGCTGAGGATGGGAGCATCGACGGCTACCTTGGAGATCAGACCGGGGGTGAGACGCGTACCGTCCGCTACTCCAGTCATCCGCACACCCAGTCTGGGGCGTGGACCAGCTGCCACCGCTTCGATGAGGGGAAGTTCCTCAGCCAGTGGCCTGAGTTCCGTAAGGGGCAGGCCGCCCAGGCGAAGCCTGCGCCAGCGCCTACTGTCGCCCCTTCCGGTCCGGCGCACGCGCACGGTATCGACATCTCCAGCCACCAGTCTGGCCTGAACGTGGCTGCCCTGTGGGCTGACTTCGTGATCGTGAAAGCGACTGAAGACAATGACTATGTGAACCCGTACATGGGTTCGCAGGCCAACTCCACCCTCGGGGCCTCGAAGCGGCTCGGCTTCTACCACTTCGCTCGCCCTGGGGACGCTCAGGAGCAGGCCCGCTACTTCGTGGATGCTGTGCGCGGCTACCTCGGCAAGGCGACTCTCTGGCTTGACTGGGAGGCGAACGCGGTCGAGCAGGGGCCCGGCTGGGCGAAGACCTTCCTCGATGCCGTGAAGGGCATGACTGGCTCCACGCCCGGCATCTACATGAACGGGTCCGCCGTGAACGGCTACGACTGGTCGGCCGTGGCCCGCGAGTACCCCCTCTGGTATGCGGGCGGCCCGGACTACTCGGACTACGGGGCCTCCTACAGTGACCCTGCTGTCCCGAGCGTCTCCTACTGGGGTTCCCCGCTGATTCACCAGTACACGGAGGATGGTCGCCTGCCCGGTTATAACGGCACCCTCGATCTGAACCGCCTGCGCGATCGCGCCACCTGGGACCGCATGATTGGCGGAGGTCAGGTCATCTCCGGCGCCCCAACCCCTGTCGCTACGGCTGGAGCTCTCGAGGTGGATGGCGAGTATGGGCCTGCCACGGTGCAGCGCCTAATCGAGGTCTTCGCACCCGGGTACAACGAGCTGTACGCCGTCGCCAACCTCCGTCGCTACCTCAACAAGACCGTACCTGAGCACTCCCAGAAGATGCTCACCGGATCGGGGAAGTTGGCCGAGGACCGCGGCTGGGACTCTCATGTGGTGCGGGTCTTCCAGTACTGGGCGTGGTGCTGGGTGAAGCCCGTCGCCCCGGACATGTGGAACCGGTTCGCCGGTGGATGGTCGTTCGGGGACTACGTGGATGGCGAGCCTGGTGAGGCGACCTGGGCGGCTCTCCAGGAGGCCCTGAACCGATCCAGGCCGGGAAGCTTCCGGCTTATGTGACGCCATAGGGTGGACGGTAAACTAGGGGGTGGGGCAGAAGTCCTGCCCCCTAGTTGTTCCCGAAAGAGGTGAGTGCATGAGCATTTACGCTCGCGCCTCATTCTGGTCTGGCGTCTTCGATCGCGCCGTGAAGACCTTCGCCCAGTCCCTTCTCGCCACGTTCGTCGTGGGTGTCGGTATCCTCGACATTGACTGGAAGGGCGCTCTCGGCATTGCTGCGACCGCCGTCCTGGCCAGTGTCCTGACCTCCCTCGCTGACGCGAAGGAGACGGATAAGGCGATCGCCACGGCCCCAGTCGAGTACACTCCTCGACACGCGGGCTGACCGACCATGCAGCCAGTAGGGAGTGTCTTGCCGATAGGGCAAATCCTCACATCTCCTGATCTCATTGCGGCTACAGTTGCCCTGCTGGCTGCGCTGGTCGCCAGGCTCGCCAGTAGACTGAAGAGGCAGCAGGCGGAGAACGACGAGCGACTCGAGCGCATGACCGTCCACGTCGCCCGGGCTGCGGACGCTGCCGAATCTGCATCCGAGGGGGTGCACAACAACCACGCCACCAACCTGCGAGACGACCTAGACATGCGATTCGACGACCTGACCGCCAAGCTGGATGCCCTCACTGACGTCGTGGGGGGCCTGCGAGACAGTGTCACCGACCAGTCGCACAGGCTCCAGGGCCTGGAGTCCCAGGTTGAGGGCGTGCGGAATGACGCTAGGGCTGACAGAGTTCATCTTTACGATGAGGTCTCGAACCTTCATGATCGGATTGATAGAGTGAAGGTTGTAACGAATCGGCGTCAGGAGAGTGTATGAGCCAGGGGTACGCCCGCATCACAGGTAAGGTGGTCGGCCCTGAGGGGCTCGGCCGCATGGGGAGTGTCGAGTTCACTCCGCTCCCCCAGTACAAGGGCGTCGAGGTGGACTCCACCAACGCCCTCATCGCACACTATGCGGCAGGTAGGCTCCGCCCCGACGGCGTACTAGTCGGCCACGACGAGCAGCCCTACCTGCATATCGCCGCCCCACACGCTCTCCCCGACGGGGAATACAACTACCGCGTATGCGTGAACATCCCTGGCGACACTGGGCTCACCCGCTGCGTCAACGCGCGCATCATCGCGGGCACCGAGGTCGACCTCGTAGACATCCTGGCCGGCCGCGCCATTGAGGACCCATCAGACCGGGACGGGCGCCGCGTCCGCGACATCGGAGATGGAACCCTGGAAGCAATCAACCCCGCCGACGTTATTGAGGTCGGGGATGGAGTACTCGCATGGAGGACGAATGGCTGATCTGACTTGGTACAGCACCGAGAAGGCCGACAAGACTTTCGCTACGAAGGCGGAGGTGGAGGCACTGCGTAAGGCGACGGAGGGGCGCACCCCTGACGTGTCTGCGCTGGCTACGAAGGAGGAGGTTCGGCGCGGGGATGACTCTCTGTCGTCCCGCATTGAGGCGGTGAAGTCTACCGCCGATGGGGCCCTACCGAAGGCTGAGGCGGCCACCACTTACGCGACGAAGGAGGAGGCGCTGGCGACTGAGCGTAAGCTCGGTGAGCGCATCACTGCTGCCGCGGGTGCCGCCGCTACTAAGAGTGAGCTCTCCCAGTACGCGACCAGTAATGCCGTGGCAGACACGTACGCCACGAAGGAATCCCTCGGCGCCTACCTGAAGGCCGAGGATGCCGCATCCACCTACGCCACGAAGGCTGCACTAGCGCAGGCCCAGCTTGCGGGCGGAGGACAGGCTGCGCCGGACCTGTCAGGGTTCGCCACGAAGACGGAGATGCGGCAGGCTGACGATGCTCTCGGCGCGAAGATCGAGGGAGTGAAGTCCACCGCCAGTGCCGCCCTCCCGAAGGCTGAGGCGGCCACCACTTACGCGACGAAGAGCGCTCTTGAAGCCGTGAAGGGAACCATTCCCACGGTCCCTGATACGTCCCGCTTCGTCACCTCCGAAGCCGCGGATGGGAAGTACGCCAAGAAGACTGACCTCGGCCAGTACGTGACCACCTCCGTGGCGGATGGGAAGTACGCCACCCAGGCG